GCACTGAGTACAGACCGTCGTTCATGCGCAGTATCGGCGGGAAACTGTTGGGACTGTACGGTTTAGTGGTCTTAAAAGCGCATGACTTCTTCGATTTTGAGGATGCAAGGTGGAAAGGGTGATGAGCCGATCATGTGGATAGATGCGTACAGGGAGCGCATGGGTCTGAGTCTGGAAGAGTTTGCGCGGACAGTTAACAAGTACAGGCAGTATACGAAGCAAACCATCTTTGGGTACGTCAGTGCGAAACTGATATACTTTCTCGAAGTGGATGATAAAGCCGTCACACAGCCTGTACTTGCAGATGCGATTGCCACGGTCTGCGGAGCGACGCGGGAACAGCGCAACAGCATACTGGCGAAGCATAACTGGAGCAATACATGGGCGTGTCCAGATGACAGCGAAACGGAGACGATCATCCGAAAGGCCATATACTTTGCAACTGGCCGAATACCCGAAGTGCAAAAGCACGATGAGCATATTGCTCAAAAGTGGGCGGCGTCGTTCAACAAGCGCGGCGTCGTGAAACTGGACAGGATGGGCAACACGATAGAGAGCTACGATTCAGTGCTTGCCGCGGCGAACCTGAATAGTTTAAGCACCAAGTGGGTGCGCAACAGGTGTCGCAGGGCAATTAAGGATAGGCAGATCATGTTTGCCAAAGGCTTCACGTTCAGATATGCGGATGAATGGGACAGTATGTCGCAGGCCGAAAGGCTTGCTGATATAAACACCGGGCTGTAATGTCTGGCGAACAAAATTTGAGAGGGGGATTGGTTCGTATGAAGATACGGGCTAACGTGCTTGCAAAGTGATCGCAAAATGATCTGAGCATCCGCCCATCCTCGGGCACGAAGGAGTGAGCATCCTGCATGAGATATAGTTCTGGATTTACTTAGCGGATAGTAACTGTGTCCTCAATCACACAACCTTCCGGCAGACGCGGTTGCCTGCCGGATGTAGGCGAATAGCTCAAATGGATAGAGCGGCGGATTACGTTCCAATCCACATGATGATGGTTCAAGCCCATCTTCGCCAGCCAGCCATTTAGATGGCACTCCTTTCGTAGGGCTATAAGCCCAGCCGCATGTGATTATACTCCTCGCATGGGCGTCCGCCTGTAAGGCCGTACCTTCTTCTTGCGAGATTTCTTCAGAGGACGGCACTTATCAAAGGCGGACTATAGGCCAACGTAGTTCAACGGAGAACAGACGTTTTGTAAGCGTTTGATCAGAGTTCAAGTCTCTGCGCTGGCTCCGTCATCTTTATGGTGACGTTCCTTTCTGGGGTAGGCTATAAGCCAAGGCGTATGGTGTGACCTCTACCATAGCCGCCCACCTGCCGCACCGTGGGATTCGCGGGCAATGGTGAAAGGTGGGCTATCCGCGAGAAATTTCTCCGTTTCCCTCGCGTAAAGCTCAACAGAAACGGATTGGGTTGCGGTGGCGGAATAGATCGTACCGGGGTAGACCTGGATGAGTTACCAAAGTAGCGTTGCATTGTCCCGCGAAATGGTATCAGTAGACGCGCAAAGGCCAGGAGACAGGGGCCGGACGAAAAACCGAAGGTAAGCTCCTATGGGTTCGATTCCCTCCGATGCGAGCAGTATACGGCTCATGCAGGGTGCAAATCCCTGCCCGCAACCCACATTCAGATATGCGAATACACGCAAAAAGGACGGTGATAAACATGAATGACGGCAAACTCATCAGCGCGGATGACTTGAAGCGCAGGTTGGCAGATACATTTGAGCTCACGCGAGATGTTGCAGTGTTTCTTCGGCTGATCGACGATGCGCCGCAGGTAAAGGACGTAGAGCCTGTTAATGAAGGCGTGTGGCTGTACACCGAAGCCGAAGGTGGCCTGAAATACTGGCTGTGCTCCAACTGCAGGAGCAGCTACCACAAGAAGAACCCGCACGACATGAAACGGTGCTATCGGTGTGGCGCTTATATGCGCATGGAAGGACAGAGATGACGACATACGAGAAGTGGGAACGTGCTGACGATGAGGTATTCCACCTGAGCGAGGCCATAGACCAGTTGAAGCAGGTGCATGACTGCGATGATCTGATAGATGTCATTAAAGACCGCATGCTGGTTGCGAGCTTTGAGCGTGAGCAGTATCACGCGATGCTGGAGGATGAGAACAGGCGCGACGATGCGGCATTGAGCCGGGAGTACATACTGGCGACGATATGAGGGAAGTGAACGTATGAATATTAAACACATGAAGGTCTACGCCGACACACGCAACATGAGCCGCGAAGAATGGCTGGCATCGCGCAGGAACGGCATCGGCGGTTCGGACGCAAGCTCCATTCTGGGCGTAAACCCGTACAGTTCGCCCTTGAAGGTGTATCTGGACAAGATCGGCAAGGTGGAGGAGCAGGAAACCAACGAGGCTATGCGCCAGGGCACAGACCTGGAGCAGTATGTGGCGGACAGGTTTGTGGAAGCCACTGGCAAGAAGGTCCGCAAGTGTAACAAGATTCTCCAACATCCCGAATATCCGTGGATGCTGGCCAACATCGACAGGGACATCGTGGGTGAGAACGCCGGATTGGAGTGCAAAACCACATCACCCTATTCCAAATTCAAGTTTGAGGATGGCGAGATCAACCCGCATTACCTGTATCAATGTTTGCACTATCTGGCCGTCACTGGCGCGGACAGGTGGTATGTGAGCATTGTGGTACTCGGCAAGGCACACCACATCTTCTGCATCGAGCGCAGCGAGTACGAGGAGACGATCAACCTTCTCATCGAGGCTGAGAAGAATTTCTGGGAAAACCACGTTCAGCCGAAGGTTCCGCCGCTACCGATGGGCGGCGACGTGGACGACGAAGCGTTGAAGGTCCTGTACCCGAAGGGCGAAGAGAATGACGCTTTCATTGCCTTGGACTACATGGATAACACGCTGAACCTCCGGGCCTTGAAGGTCAAACAGCGTGACGAGATACAGGCCGAGATCGACGAGATAGATCAGCAGCTCAAAATGACAATGGGAGCCTTCGAGCGCGGCATCAGCCCGCATTGGACGGTGCGCTGGAGCAACACCAGCACAAGCCGGGTGGACACCAAGGCACTGAAAGCCAAATACCCGCAGATTGCGGAGGAAGTGACGAAGGTCACGCAGGGAAGAAGGTTCAGTGTGACGGCGGTGAAGGAAGAATAATGCTTACCCATCTTTCGCTTTTTAGCGGTATTGGCGGTCTGGATTTAGCTGCGGAAGCGGCGGGATTTACCACCGTAGGTCAATGCGAATGGGCGGATTATCCAACAAAGGTGCTTGAAAAACACTGGCCTGATGTTCAACGCTGGCGCGACATACGAACGCTTACAGGAGAGAGCTTTTATGAAAGAACAGGACTGCGAACAGTTGACGTTATTTCCGGCGGATTCCCATGCCAGCCATTCAGTGTGGCTGGAAAGCAAAAAGGAAAAGGGGATGATCGCTACCTTTGGCCTGAAATGTTCCGAATTATCTCCGAACTTGCGCCGCGTTGGGTCATCGGTGAGAACGTACCTGGAATCCTGCGAATTGCCGCCGGGGATGTGGTCGCGGATTTGGAACGTGAAGGCTATGACGCCTGCGTGTTTGATTGTGAAGCTGCGGCTGTCGGAGCGCCACACAGAAGGGAACGGGTCGCGTTTGTTGCCAACCGTTACGGCGACGGTTGGCGAGAAGGGTGGGCCGAATCAGAGGGACAGCAGCGGCAGGCCGGGGCTTCAAATGGCAGCGATGATGTGGCCGACGTCGGACACACAGAACGGCAGGGATGGCAGCAAGATGCGCAAGGCGTTGAAAGGGCGGCACGGGTTGAGCCTACATCATGCGGTTTCGATTTGGCCGACGCCAACGGCGCGGGATTACAAGGACGGTACGGCGCAGAGTTGTCAGAATGTGCCGGAAAACGGGCTTCTGGGTCGTGCGGTACACTCCCGAAAAATTTTAGGGGGGGTACGGAACAGGCGCAGGAGAGCGGAGAATCGTCTGCCGGGGCTGGTGGTCAGTTGAACCCGACGTGGGTCGAGTGGCTCATGGGGTTCCCGTTCGGGTGGACCGACTTAAATGCCTCGGAAACGCGGTAGTGCCGCAACAGTTTTATCCGATTTTTAAGGCCATATACGACATCGAGAAGGAGGACTAACAATGGAACAGGCGACGATCAAAACCCCGAAGAAGACCACGGCGATTGCGCCCAAGGCACCGCATGCGGTGGCGAAGAAGCAGGGTACGGTGGTGGACTACCTGAACAACGACAAGTTCAAGGAACAGCTTGCGGCGGCGCTGCCGAAGTTCTTTGACGGTGACAGGTTCGTGCGGAGCGCACTGACGGAGTTCCGGTTGAACCCGGCACTGGCCGAGTGCAGCGTGCCGAGCGTGCTGGGCTACTTCATGCAGGCTGCGGCGTGTGGGCTGGAACCGGCCAGCGCTCTGGGACAGTGCTATCCCGTGCCGTTCAACAACAAGAAGACTGGGCAAAAAGAGTGCCAATTTCTGTTGTCGTACAGAGGGATGCTCTCCATCGCCCGACGCTCCGGCGAGATCGCGTCTGTGGTAGCGGAAGTCGTTCACGAGAAGGATGAGTTCATCATCGAATATGGTATGGAGCCGAAGCTGATTCACAAGCCGTACATCGACGGTGATCCCGGCCCGATGAAGGGCGCGTATGTGGTGGTGCGCTTCCGGGCGGAAGGCATTGAGCCGCTCATCAAGTACATGCCGAAGGCTGAGATCGACAAGCATCGCGCCCGGAGTAAGGCCAGCGGGTACGGTCCGTGGGTGACGGATTACGAAAGTATGAGCTTGAAAACAGTGTTCAGGAGTGTGTTCAAGTGGCTGCCTGTCAGCATCGAGCAGATTCAGGCCACGACCACGGACGGTGCGGTTTCCCGCTACAATGCCAACGCCAAGACGGATGACATCGAGGACCTGGTGGAGGTCGAGTTTGTTGCCGCCGAGGATGACAGCCGCGTGACGGCGGAGGAGGCAGTTGAGCAGTTCGCAGGCGGAGATGACAAGCAGGAGGGTTGATCCCAAATAACATGCCGACTGAATATACTAAAATTCCACGCCCCAAAACGCCGCTGCCGAAGCGTGCGGAGTTTTGCTCCAGGCTGTGGTGACTGATGGAAACGCATGGAGATTCCGCCTTGAAGGTGAGCAGGTTCGCCGGTGTAAGCTGCAAGACGATATACACCTATCTATCTGGATGTGAAAATCCGAAGGTGAAGGTGGTCGTTGCGCTGGCAAAGCATTACGGTGTCACAACCGACTTCCTGCTGGGCCTGTCAGATGATCCGAGTAGGGCACATGGTGAATTGAGCCGTTAAAGGCGGCGGGCGGGTGGCGGATTGATAGATATATCTGAGACGGATTGAACGTTGCGAGATGGATTGAGATTTCAAGGATGGATTTACACAAGGAGGCAGGTATAAGACAGATATGCGTGGAGGATAGAGATAGTGAATAAGGTCATTGAAATCGGACGGATCGCAACGGACATTGAAAGCAAGGTAACGCAAAGCGGCATTTCGTGGGCGACGTTCAAAATCGCCGTAAACCGCAGATTCAAGAACGCGGAGGGAAAACGCGACGCGGATTTTATTCCCGTGGTGGCGTGGAGGCAGACGGCAGACTATGTGAAGCAATACGGACATAAGGGTGACCGCGTTGCCGTATGTGGTTCTGTGCAGGTGCGGAGCTACGATGCCCAGGACGGGCAGAAGCGCTATGTGACGGAGATCAATGCTGATGAGATAGAGCTGCTTGGAAGCCGAAGCGAGAACGCGCAGACCTCTACGCAGGCTCAAAGCATGGAGCAGCAGGGGTTTACGGAAGTGGATGACAGTGACACGCTGCCTTTCTAAAATGGATATGGATGGCGAACAGTGGAAAGCCATTCCTGGCTATGAAGGGATATACGAAGCATCAACGCATGGAAGAATACGAACCGCTGCCAACAAGACTACGGCTAATGCGAGATGTTCAGTGAGACACTGGAAACAGAGGATTTTAAAGCAGAAGTATCAAGCAAGATCGACAGGAAAACGAGATGCACGTGTTTGTTTGTGGAAAGATGGCAGAGAAACGACTTTCCTTGTGTCGAGGCTTGTAGCGATGACATGGTGTGCTGGGTATTCGGGCGAATTAACCGTAAACCACATCGACGGAAACCCTGAAAACAACCACGCTGAAAATCTTGAATGGATTTCTTTGGCAGAAAATGTAAGGGATGGGTTTGCGCGTGGAGTACACCCCGTCAAGGCGTGTGCACTCATTGATTTATCTGGAGAAAGGCATGAGTTTGCATCATACGCGGCAGCAAGTAGATGGCTTGGAAAGAGCAATGGCTATATATCTAATACTCTCAAAGAGGGAAGAACGAAGATAAATAGCTATGTTATCTTGGGATAAGGAAGTGAACCAACGTGTCCTCAGATTTTGTCCAGGAGCAGATCGAGAAGTCAGGCGATGACAAATTCCGCAATAAGGATGCGGAAAGCGCCGTCATAGGCTATATTCTGACCGGCAAAGCGGACGCTGAGGACATCGTTGGGAGCCTGAGATCAGAGGACTTTGGCTATATCGGTTCGGCACAGATTTACAAGGCGATCCAACACCTGACTTTACAGGGACAGCATGTAGACCTTGTGACCGTTGGTCAGGCGCTCCAGGAACTATATCCCGCTGAGACGGAAAAGAAGCTGTCAGAAGCCATAACGCGGTGCTTTAATGACAACCTGAGATTCCGGCACAGGAACCCCACTGAATGGGTCCAGATCATTAAAAAGCTCGCTGTCCGGCGTCGGGCTATCGCCAGCATGGATAAGCTGGTGGGAAACCTTCGGGACCCAACGAAGGACATCAACGAGACTCTTGCTGAAATCGGATCAGCGGCTTCGGATTCCGAAAGCTCAGAGGTTAAATGGACGAGTGCGGCAGACGTGGCGATGCGCACGTTTGAATACCTGGAGCAGAGACAGCAGGGAAAAATACCGGCCATCACAAGCGGCATTAGCGGAATTGACAGGATGATCGGGGGCTTTTTCGGTGGTGAACTGACAATCATTGCCGCAAGACCGGCAGTCGGAAAGAGCGCCTTTGGCTTGAATATCGCAATGAGCGCCACGGACAAGGGATTCAAAGTGTGCTTTGTGTCCTGCGAGATGAATGACACGGGCTATGGGCAAAGGATGCTCTCACGCGAGGCATGGGTGAACGGGGAAACGCTGCGCAAGGCGGAGATCGACGCGGATGAATGGGACAGGCTGGTGACTGCTCTGAGCATTATCGGTGCTATGCCGATTGAGTTCATGTTCACCGAGGACAATCCAAACGGCATGACGCTGGAGAACGTTACGCGGTCCATCCGTCAAAAAACCCGGCGTGGCGAAGTCGATATGCTGATCGTGGATTACATCGGCATACTGCAAACGGAGCGACGGTTCCGGGAGGACCGGGATCGCGTGAAGTTCATCACATCGGAGCTTAAAAAGCTGTCCCAGGTAGCAAACATCCCCGTCATAGCGCTGTGCCAGGTCAACCGCGACGCCCACGGCCAGATGCCGACAATGGCACAGCTCCGTGACAGTGGCTCCGTGGAGCAGGATGCGGATGGGATCATGTTCCTGCATCGCCCTGAAAGCAACCGCGATCCAACCATCCACCCTGACGACGTTGCCGGGTTTGAACAGATGAACAACGGAACGGCATACATCTCATTGAATGTCGCTAAACAGCGCAATGGCAAAACAGGCATGATGAATCTGATTTTTGACCCGGCCATGATGAGATACGCAGAGATTGCGAGAATGGAGGAACAGAAGGCGTGACGTATGAGGAATTTTTGAAAAGCAAAGAGATGCGTGCAGAATCCTGTGGGTTTGATATTGATCAGGAAAACATCACGCCAATGGCTTTCGATTATCAAAAGGATATAATCGCGTGGGCCTGTAAAAAAGGAAAGTGCGCGATTCTGACTGGATGCGGCACTGGCAAGACGTTGATGTTGCTGGAATGGGCGAAGGCAGTGCATGAGCATACGAGAAAACCCGTTCTGATCGTTTCTCCGCTTTCAGTAGTGGAACAGACGAGAAGAGAAGCGGAGAAGTTTGGAATATGTGTCGTGAAGGTGTGCAGGCGCGGGCAAGAAGCAAAAAATGGCGTGAACATCACCAACTATGAGATGATCGAGCACTTTGACGCTTCGGTATTTGCCGGTGTAGTGCTGGACGAGAGCAGCAT